ATCCATTGCATTATCTGACATTGAGTCTTGTTCAGTATGTGGATCATCGATAATAAGCAAATCGGCCCCTCGTCCTGTGATAGAACCGCCAACTCCCGCTGCAAAGTATTCACCACCATGATTGGTTTCCCACCTGCCTTTTGCTTTACTATCTTCTCTTAACTGTACGTTACCAAAAATTTGTTTATATTCTTTTGTGTTCATTAAGTTACGAACCTTACTACCAAACCTAGATGCAAGTTCAGCGTTGTGGGATACCTGCATAATTTTTTTCTTTGGATACTTTCCAATATACCAAGCAGGAAATAAATAAGATGCAAATTCAGATTTGGTATGCCTAGGAGGCATGTTAATGATGAGCCTCTTCGCATCACCGTCTGCTATATCTTGAAAAGCTTCTGAAATAATTTGATGGTGCCCATACTTCTTTGGGTCCTTTGTTTTACGATATATAAAATCTTGCCACATAGTTTCTGCAAAAAGTAAAAAATTATCTTGGCATAGCTTGATCCACTGCAGTTGTTTCTGCAAAATAATATTTTTTAACTCTTCTTCGGAAAGTTGGTCTAAATTATACATAGTTAATATTTATATTAATCCTTAAATTTTCATCTGTTTGTGTAGTACTTCTATGTGTATCCTCTCCATCAAACAATAATAATCTGTTTCTAACAGACTGAACCTTCTCTTCTGTTTTCTCAAATTGAGTGTACCCATTGTTGTCATTAAGACTATACAAAGCAACCTTATGCGGAGTATGTCTATCAACGTGATAGTCGTGCGTAAGAGGTTCAGTCACATTAGTATAACAATTTGCACGTATATGTAACAAGTGGTTGAACTGTAGTCTTCCTAACACCGGGTGGATTATATCCATCCAATCACTTTGTTGTTTACCATCTCTGAAAAAAGTATGCACAAAATAAAAACTTTTATTATTTTCTCCTGAGTACGCTACATTATCACTATAGTACCAAGGAAAGGCATCACTAAAAAGTTTTTCTGTAATAATGTTAAATACTTTTGGGTCCTCTATAAAGTTATCTACTATTTTATAACTCATTTCCAAAAATCCTTTATTTTATTATATAGTTTTTTAAATCTCATATTTAACAATAAATAAGTTAATCTTTCTTTTTCTAAAAATTTTTTACTTGTGCAAGCCAATACATTTTCATGTTGTATACTTTCTTTTTTATATAATACTAGTTGTGCTATTGGTGTACCAGCCTTGATTAAAACTTCACCTTTATTCATATGTAAAATAATTGGAACATTTAAAGTATTTAAACCTGTATCTGACGTATACATTCCAGGAAGTGTAGTAAACCTATTTTCATCTACATAAGCAGGATGGAACTGATGTAAGATATAACCTTTAGGAACGTCCACCGACCAAGGTACATTTATTTTAATTACTTTAGATAGAGAATCTTTTGGCCAATTTTCAAAATAATCAAATAATCGTGATTCGTCATGCCACCCTAAAGTATCTGCTGGTAAATGTGTGTATAGTTCTCGTTGATCTAAAGGTGTGCTCCAAGAGAATTCAGAGCCTTCAACCTTAATTTTAATGTCTTGCCATGCTCTTACAATCCAACCTTCATTTTTAATTTTAAGTATACCTGGGCATCTTAGAACACTTTGATCTTTTTTAATATTTACAATGGCTTTTTGTAACCAAGGGTGCTTGTAATCTTTACTGGGTATAATAGGCATTATATATTCAATACCTTCAATTAAACTATAAAACGTTAATTTTTTAGAAAAATTTTTTATTTTAAAATTCATACCGTTTGGGACCCTACTATATTTATGTATATTGCTTTGTAAACCCAAAGTTGGGAAAAAGCCACGTCTTTCAACGTAATTTAAAATTGACCATCTAAAAAAGCAGGTGAAAGTAAATTGTGAGCCTTCTATACGATAGATACACCAATAGCCCTGTCGGGCTATTGGTTTTGATTGTGATGTATTACTCTTGGCTTGGTGTTAGCTGTTGAATAAGTGTACTAAATTTCTCTAGTATATTATTCTTGAACTCATCAACAACTTGATTGCCGTTGTTTTCTAATATGTGTTTCTCGCACTCGCCCATTAATAATTGAAACATTATTTCATAGTTGAGTTGTTTCTTCGCACCATTAGAAACAAACATATCTTTTAATTGAGTAGGCGATTTCTCGCCTACTCTTTCTGCTAATACTTGAGCAATATTAATTAAACTATTGTTGGGCATTGTCATTACTCCCTATTGCTTTGTATTCGCTGTACTCTAATTCAGTACAGAACTTGTTGAATAAATCATTATGAGCAATCTTGAAATTCGCTGTTTCAAATTTCTTTCTCTTACGATTTATTTTTTGTACTCCAAAACTATTGCCTTGTTCATCTTGAACAATGATTAAGTTTTGATTTGTTCTATCAAAACAATCAACAATATTCTGTTTCATTGTATCCAACTCTTTTGATAGTCTGTTTGCTTTTAGCTTTAATTGAGCATAAGCAAGAACTACTTTCTTTTCTTCTTGCTTTAGCTTTTTTATTGCATTTGGCATTTTTACCTCTTTGTTAAGTTATACAATCTTATGATTGCCCTCTCTTCTTATATCTTATCCAATCTTATTACAAGAACTAATTCATCTTTTTTTTATTTATTTCTTTCTCCAGAAATTGAGCAAAATCACTAAAAGCATTTGTTTCTCCGTCTGTTTGTATTTGTATAGGTAGAGTTGGCTCAACTGCTAGTTGTAATTCATCTTTACCCATTATTGATTCTAATTTTTTTACGAGAGATTGAACTTCCTGTGTAGCGTGGGCTTGTCTTACCCTTGCGTCTTGTTCCCTTTTCTCTTTCAAGCGAGCGAGAGAGTTTTCACTCTCTCGCTTTTTATCTTTACCACCAACACTCATAAAAAACCTTGTACCCTTTCTCTAGCCATTCTTTCGCTTCCTTACAAAATTTTAAATCGTAGGCTTTCATATCGTTTTGTTCGCCTTCCCAAGTGTAGCTGTCATCTCCAAAGAAAAACCCCTGCGTTTCTGGAAGTGTGCGAGTTTCAATTTGTTTCTGCAACATATTCAATTCATCTTTGTTGAGATAGAGAGGTACACAATTAAAATCTATATCTCCACCATTCTTCTTATCCCACAACTCCTGCATAAAACCTTGTAGTCTGTTGTGCTTTCTCCAATCGGCAAATTGAATTGGCTTTCTATCTTCTGGCAACTCGTCTTGGTTTGCTCTTTCTTTGTTGGTTAGTGTTTCGCCCTTATGACGAAAGGCATACATATCTAAACCCATATCTTCTCCTTTGTTAGTTTGTTCCTGCTCTTATCAAATCCCATGCAGTAGTGCAAGTACTTTTTTTGTCCTGAAGATACTGTGCTGGGTGCATGGCACAACTTTAGAATAGTTCTAAACTAAAACATTTCTTTATCAAACGAGCGACACCTGAAGTGCAGTACGCTGCGTTCCCCCCCAGAGTCTAACTAATGAAGTTCATTACCTTTTCCTTGACAAACGAGCGAGAATGTGGAAATCCACGCACGCTTCTCCAGCGGGGGGTGAGCTCCTGAACACTCTGTGTGCCCTGGATAGCTCTTTCTATAACGAGCGAGAACGACAGCATCACATCAGTCCTGCGAGCAGCAGGACCAGTAATCCTGTGGATACTAGTGTAAAGCTTGGGAACAAGAATAGAATTACGAGGTAAAGCATTAGCATGTTACGCTGCTTCCCGTTTAGCTACCAGCTCCTGAGCCCGAACTTCAACTGCCCACCATACGAGCGCATTTTTGAACTCAGCACGAGACGATGCATCCTTCACTACGGTGCTTAAGAAGACACCAGTCTTCTGACCAGCATCAGCTGCCTGATCCCCAATCATCAGCCAGATCTCCAGGTGGAACGTGTCATAGAACTCCGAGGTGTCACTGTAGTAGGTGATACCAGCAACTCCTCCGGCGCAGCCATGTGTTGCTATGTCTTTGATCAAGAAAGACTCATCCTTCTCACCGAGCTGTAACCAGTGTGCAATGTGTTTTGCCTCTTCAGGCTTCACGGCATCGGGATCGAAGTTACGCTGCAGGTGGTCATCCATGTCCCATTGGATGGTTTCGTAATCATTGAGCTTCTCCAGCGAGCGGTACACCGGGCCCGGGAGATCCTGCCACTTCTTACACCATCTGTGTTGATCAAGAACTTTCTTCTGCGAGGTAATCAAATGTCTAGGCATCTTTTACCTCTGACTCTTTCCACGTATTTCCATTTGCAATGCACTTGGTGCCGGAGGCCCCAGTCAAAGCATATACTTTTCCTCCCTGTGGTATATTGTTAGCCTCAGCGACATCATTATGTGGCACCGTTTCCTGAATGGCCTTATCTAATTCTTTTTGGTATTCTTTGTTGTTCATCTTTTCTCCTTTGTTAGTTGCAGACCCCCTGGTCAGCGTTTTACCTTATCGATCGACTTGTTAGGTACCAGGGGATCAGACCTTAGATAAGACATGATGGGACAGATGTCAAGTCCTTTCTTTGAACTTTTTTTTCACCAGCCGTGTTCACCGACCCTGATGGTCATACAGCACTCTGCTGCTGGAGATCCAGTGTCTTAAACGAGGTATAAAACCTTTCGCTTTTCTAATGTAAACGAGGTCGGTGAAGTCTGTGTCAGGGGGGAAGCTCTGAAGTTACGCTGCAGGGCCCAGTGCTATCCTTATAAACGAGACGAGAGAGATTTTCAAACGAGAACGAGGAACGAGGCGCACCTTCGTTTAACCTAGTGGCTCGCCTCTAACCTCAG